TTTTTTTCCAGCTTTTAAGCTGCTTAGGTTAACACCTTTGACTGGAGCTATAGCTCCTGGTTGCACGACCTATGGTTGCGCAGCCTGAACGAGTCCATTTCTCACATTTTATGGCACGGCACGAGACGTAAACCGTTTGAAGTTCTAGGCACTGCTGGCACGCTGCAGCTTTCGCTTGTTTATCTTAATTAGTGGCGCCACCACTATAAAAAATGGTTTTGCCGTGGCTGCGGCTGGAAACGGGCAGCCACACGCCAAGTATGCATGTGCTTGGCAAGGTGAGAGGTGACAATATGATGGGTAGAACCCATCCTGCGGGGACGAGTACCCGCTCAAAAAGCTAACCTATACTTCTGAATCCCCCCCACTGGGTTCTACCACCTGGGTACACTGGATAGTTGGGTATTACCCCAAGGGTGATAGGAGAACTCTTGGGCGCCCCAATGATGTGAAGCAGATTCAGGAGCCCGCCAATCCTCATGGTGGCGATGGGAAGCGCCCGAACCGGTCAGACCGAGGGAAGCGACCTGCACACCATGAGGCCAAGGGGAAGTAGGACCTGGGCCCGTCTCCCAGAAGCGCCGGGGGAGTGGAGATCCCACTCCCTTCTAGCTTCTGGGGGCACCGTTGGGCTGATCGTCGCTCCTCAGGGAGTGGCAATCGGGTGACGGTGCTTGGGCTCCTAGTGGACGTAATGAATTCATAATGGAGCACGAGCGCATTCACCCTAGTAGGATAGATAGCCAGGTTGAACTTGATAATGGGTTGTTAGTAGGGTTGTCACAAAAGAGTTATACCCAGCCTAAAGAGCTGGAAGGCCTCGCACTCAGAGGCATTACAGCGGTGACTCACCGACCGCTGTTTGTGCCCGTCAAGCGGGCACGATGCAGTGCGGTATTCATGCCGGGTGTTCTGTACCGTCAGGATGGTCACACGCACTGCACAACCCTCAGCGGGAGCCACGGTGAGTGGACGAACACAGATGACGTCCCCCTTGGCAAGAAGTCCACCCGCTGGTGGAACAGCTTCACCTCTAACGCTGGAAATCGGTTGACAAAAACCGTTAAAAATGAGGTGAAGAAAGCGCTTATCTCGGGAGGTATAAGCGGTGGTAGAGCGATGGCCGTGGCTCTTGGAGTGCCACAGTTCGTTCCCATGGCTGGGGAGATGGGCGGGAGGCTCGGATCATCTTTGAGCAAGTACATCGGCACTGGCACATATAGGCCCTCCGGGCTTAAGCGCCGCTCCGGTGGGCGCATAGCTGGCGGCAGACCGCCTGTGAACACAACCTTTGGTCGGGATACAGTGGTGATCACGGCCACTGAGATCACGGGTGATGTGTACGCAGGTGCGCATTTTATAGATTACGCCTTCCCCCTAAACCCTGGTAGCTACACGCTATTCCCTAAGCTGGCACCGGTGGCGCAGTGTTACGAACTATACCAGTGTGAGCAGTTGTTGGTGGAACTCGTGCCCGCGCTTAGCCCCGCGAGCACAAACGCTACTGGCAACTGGGGGATAACTAGCAGCACAAACCCAGACCGCCCTGCCTATAGCAATTACGCAGCTGCATCTGCAGCCTCAGGGGCTGTGGTTGAGCAAATTACCAACAGCGTGACGTACGCGTGGGAGTGTAGCAAAGCTGAGCAAGTGACAAACTGGCGATACGTTCGTCAATCCGGTGTCACCGTGACGCGCTCGACCAGTGATTTGGGTACCATCCAGATCTTTGAGAATGGCATTGGCGTCACCCCAGGGACTAGGATTGGTAGTATCCGCGTGACTTACCGGTTCCGCTTGACTAACACAATCATGCCAACAATGAAAGGAGGGTACTTTGAGTATACCGGTTCAGCATCCAGCACAACGGCCCATTATGGGACTACGCGTGCTGTGCAAGTGTCCACCGGTGCTTTGTCTGGCTCGTATATCATACCTGTGAACAATGCCATCAGCTTGCCAAACTTGATGGCTGGGGATATAATAAAATATACCTATTATTGTTCCGCGGCCAGCGCAGCCTTCTCGACCGCCCCCACCCTCTCGACTACCAATTTGTCGTACTATAGCACACCCCCTTACGGCTCTGCCCTAGCCTCTGGCGCTGTGGCCATTGGCCAACCTGTTGCACTCTCATATTATCTCATTGCAACAGCTGGGGGGTGCACCATCGCTTTTTCGGCAGGGACGGCATTTATTGGCGGTAATGTATCAGTCTCCATTCAACATCTTGGGAATGGTGTTAGTCCCATGAACACAGGGGACGGGTACAACGGAGGTGGACTGTTCGCCCCCGGCCCGATGGTCGGAGCTGATGTGAACCCCAGCCCCCCCGCGCCAAAACCGCTTCCTGTCCCACCAGAGCCAGTCATTGGGAATGCCAGCGACGGAGTGGGGCTTGATGCCCGCACACCCCATGATCTCACTGCATGTGTTATGCCTGTTCTTGACGATGAGGACCAGGACAGCACTGCGCGGCCCAATTATGTCGCAGTTGAGGCCTTGAGTGAGGAGGAGGTGCAGCTCATTGAGACAATGAGGCGTGCGCGTATAAACGCTAGCACTTAGGTAATTGCCCAGCCCAACCATGCATGTGCATGGGTGGTGCTGGGGCAAACAGAGGTAGTGCACTCCAATGCAGGCGAACGTCCTGCCCTTTGTAGCCCCAGTGCTAGTTCACAGCCAGATGTCCAGCAGGGTGGACCTTGGACCCGTCGATCAGGAAACTGCCAAACTCTGAATGGCAGCAACGGCTCATATACAAACACTGATGATGTTAAAACGTTCTTTATCAAGAGGTATGAAGATTTAGAGCGGGGGTTGCGAAACATGGTGAAAAAAAGCGAGTTTAAGAAGTACCTACGCTTCGATAAATACTTCTGGGCTTGCAAAAATATAACACCAACGCTTAGCATTTCAATGCTAGATGTTCCGGGTTCTTCACTATGTATTAATGTCATCAGAAAACACAGGTTGGGCAATAGGTGG